GCGTGCGGGCTTCGGGAAGAAGTCCATCGACGCCATCTTGGAGAAGAGGGCCAAGGCACCTCGCTCCTCGTACAGCCGCCTGATCAAGGCGGGCTTCGGGAAGAAGTCCGCCAGCCAGCTCACTGGTTACAACCAGGAACTGGAGGAGCGCCTCAGGCGCGCCGGCTTCGGTGAGAAGAGTGCCGAGGCGATCACAGAAGGGCGGGCAAAGGCCCCCCGTTCCTCCTTCGGGAGGCTCATCCGCGCCGGGTTTGGGCGTAACTCCGCAAAGAAGCTCACGGGGTACGACCCGGACAAGGCGCACGACAAGTAGGAGCGATCCACATGAAGGTTCCCGTTGGCATTTCGACGGTCATCGCCGTCGTCACGATCATCGCGGCAGCCGTCGGTGCTGTCATCAGCGGACTGGACGGTGCGGGCACCGCCGTGCCGCTGACCCTGTCCATCATCGCCGGAGTCCTCGCTGCGGTCCTGTCGGTCCTGCGCTCCTGGCAGGCCAACACCTTGGCGGTCTGGACCGACGGTGGCCCCGACAACGGCGTGAGCGCGACGAGTTTCGAGGAGTTCCGCGCCGGCCTTGACGACTAGCCATGCGCGTCGTCCACATCTCTGAGAAGTTCGCCACGGGGGATGCGTTCACGCTCATCCCCACGGGCGACTGGCACCTCGGCGCCGCTGACTGCGACGAGGCGCAGATCCGTTCGGACCTCAAGGAGCATGAGGACAACCCGAACGCCCGACTGATCCTGATGGGAGACATCGGGGAGTTGATCGGGCCGGGAGATAAGCGGTGGCACCCGCAGGGGTACATGCCGCAGCGGTACGTCGACGCGATGCTGGACCCGGCCGGGGGAATCCCCACCGAGACGGTCAAGCACGCCGCAGAGATCCTCGAGCCGTGGGTAGGCCGCATCTGGGGCGTCGCATCCGGCAACCATGAGATGACGATCTCCAAGCACTGCCAGCGTGACCTGATGACCGAACTCGCTAGCGAGTTGGGCGGCGGGATCTTTAACCGCCTGCTCGGGTACTCAGGGTTCATCCATGTGACATGGACGCACCGCGAGCAGAACAAGGGCGTGGGGTCGATGAAGATCCACGTTCACCACGGCTGGCAGACCGCCGGCCGCGCGGGCTCGGGGAACCTCATCAACGGGATGGAGCGCGAGCTTGGCTACACCGACGCGGATGTACTTCTGCGCGGCCATAGCCATGCGCCCCGCATCGCCCAGGTGATCCCGTCACTTCGGATCAATCGGACCGGGGTTGCCGAGTGGCCTCGGCTGGTTGCGTCGACCGGCACCTACAAGGTCGGTCACATCGAGCCCAAGGCCGGTGACCACGCCCCGACGACCTACGAGACGTTCAAGAACTACCGACACAAGATGCCCGGCGCGCACCTCGGCCCGCCTGTCATCACGATCAAGCCCCGCCGAGTGGGGCAGATGAAGGAGCGCAGTCCGTGGACGCTGGAAGTGACGCTGTAATGAGTGGGGCCGACCCGTGGCCGTTCATCCGTGAGGAGATCCCGCGGGCATGGGTGGAGGTGAAGGCGGTGTTCATGGAGCCGCAGCCGGGTTTCATGGCGCTGGCCGAGGCGCGCTTCCGGCAAGGCGAGGCTGAGTACAAGGGCACTTCCGGCGAGTGGCTGAGAAAGCCGCCGGAGTGGTTCGACACGGAGCGCTACCAAGAACTGGTCGACCTCGTCCTCTACACGGCCATGCGCCGGGTTCTACACCCCGACGAGGGGACGTTCCGGTAGCGCAAACGGTTACGCATGCCGCTGCGTTCGTGTATAAAAGATGCTCGGGTCCGCAAACCGACGAGGAAGACCGATGACCCCATCCCCTGAAACACAGGCCGAAGAAGTCCGGCGCGTGATCACGGAGATGCGGCGAAGCGCCGCCAGGCTCGGCCCGTGCCCTACTTCCGCTTGGCTGGACGCTGCGGCTGAGGCCGCTTCGCAGACGCTCTGTCGATGGGAGTCTCGAGAACTTTCTTCAGCGTCTTCGCTGAACGAGCCGCCGGCGTAGGGTCATCTGTGAGCCCGACGAGGTAGTCGATGCTCACGCCCAGAACCATCGCCAAGCGCGACAGCGTCTCCACGCTGGGAAAGCTCTGGCCCTGCTGGATTCGGCACATGCTGGCAGAGGTCAGGTTCGCAATCTGCGCCAGAGCTTTCTGCTGCGTGGTTCCTGTCAGTTCGTAGAACCGCTCCAGGAACTTGACGCGGTCGACAATCGTCTCATCGCTCAAGAGAGTCTTTCGTTTGGTTGCGGTTGAGACATTAGGTATGCGCTACCGCAGGCACAAGGCGCGCGAAACGCAGCCTCCCCAGATGGCGTGCGCCTTACTGTCCGAAAGTACAGGTTTACGCTCGTAGCGACAATTTCTTTTTGTGCCGCTAGGAAGGGGAGGAGATGACGTCCGAGCCCAGTATTACGTTTCCGTAAACGTAAACGCACAACGAGGAACGGAAGACGACAGATGGAGCAACTGGAGGTATCGGGCGAGGAGATGACCCACCTCGTCGGAGCGATGGGCGACTTTGCCTACGGGATGCTCAAGACGTTCGTGAAGTTCCAAGACGACATGAGCGACGAGGCGCACGCCGCGTTTGACCGCCAGGTCAAGGTCTTCAACGCACGGGTCGGGGAGTTCTTCCCGCTCGAGGACGTCGTGGCCGACATCCTCGCCGCTCGCGAGGAGGAAGAGAATGAAGCGTAATCGCGTGGACGCCGCAGCCGCGGTGTTCTTCTCCGCGATGTTCGTGGCCGCGTGCGTCGTGGCCCTGTGGTTCCTGATCGACACGGCAGTCGGGGCGGTGGACTGATGCCACCGCGCACCGCAGTAGCCAAGAGGGGTGGCAAGCGCCGCTACGTCCGCGAGGTCAATGGAGTACTGACCGAACACATCAACGTGACCGGGTCGACGCGGTACTGGAGCGTGTGGACATGGGCCATCCCCTACGGCGGCAAGAGCGTGGCGACCAAGTACATCACTGGTCAGGAGTCGGGAATCCTCCCGGCGCTGTACGAGGCCGACCCGCAGTCCGCGTTCGAGTGGTTGAAGAAGGCCCCCTACGAGGACCGCGACGCCGCCGGCGCAAAGGGCACCAAGGTTCACAAGCTCTTCGAGGAGTGGCTTAAGGGCGACAAGGACGCTGAGTCCATCGTCGCTGATGTCACCGACGAGGGTATCGCTGACATGTACTGGGGGCTGCACGAATTGTGCCGCCGGTACGAGATCGTCTGGGAGCGCAGCGAGCAGACGGTCTTCAACTCAGACGTCGGATACGCCGGGACCATGGACGGGATCGTCCTAATCAAGTTCCCGGGCGAGGACGAGCCGCGCCGCTGCGTGGCCGACATCAAGACAAGCCGGTCGGTCAACAAGACCGAGTACCAGCTTCAGCTCGCCGCGCTTCGCCATGGCGATGTCATCTGCCATGACGACGGCTCCGAGGAGCCGATGCCGGAGACGGACGAGTTGGGCGTGATCCTCTGGGTCCGCCCCGACCAAGAACCCCAGGTCATCCCCGTCGTGGCAGATGACCAGGCGTTCCAGCACTTCAAGGTCTGCGTGGCGATGGCATACGCAGAACAGGCGGCCGACGAGAGGGTGTCGTTCTACCCCCCGCTGGCCGACCCGAACGACGACACCAAGCTCCTGACGGAGCGGGAGGGAAGCACCAATGAGTGATCTGATCATTAGCGACGACATCCTCGCTGGCCTGCGCGCCGAGGCGAGCAGCAAGGGCGGCGGGGGCGACTGGGTCCGTCTGTCCGAGAAGGGTGAGTGGCTGTCCGGCCTGGTCATCGACCGCGGCATGGAGGAGGCACCGTTCGGGGAGGTGGAGACGCTGATCCTCAAGGGCGTCCGCACGCACGCAGAGGACTACGACCCCGACCGGGAGATCGAGTTCCGCCTGTCAGGAAAAATCCTTAGGGAGGAGCTGGGAGAGGGCGCTGACGACGGCGGGGCCAAGCCCGGCATCCTCGTCTTCGTGGAATGCAAGGGCGAGCGCGTGTCGAAGGCCGGCCGCGGGTATCTGGACTTCAACTGCGTAAAGATGGAGTCGAAGGCCGCCGACAAGAAGGGCAAGGAAGCGGCCAAGGCCACTCCGAAGCGCGACCCCAAGAAGGTGCTGGCCGACGAGTTCGGCGGCAAGGAGGAGGAGATCCCCTTCTAGCCATGCCTGTCGCCGGGATCGGTTGGGACGAGACACGCACTGCGACGGGCCAGAGGAAAGCCCGCCGCAGGCGTCGCGGACGCCCCGATCCCGGCGGCAGTTGCCGCTACTGCATGAACCAGCGGCGGGTTCTGGAGAGATGGGTTCTCGTAGATGGCGAGCGCGGCCCGTATGTCTGGGTCGTCTGCCGATGGTGTGACGAGGAGTGAACTGGTGGAGAAGATGGTTGGGGTGGCAGAAGCGGCTGAGGTACTCGGCATCCACCCGGCGACGGTGCAGCGGGCGATCAAGCGGGGAGAACTTCCTGCCACCCGCGTAGGCCGCAAGTGGCGCGTGAGGCTGTCTGACCTAGAGCCCAAGTCTCACGGCGCTGCGCCAGCCGCTACCCAGAAGACGAAGAAGGGCCGCTTTGCGCGGCTCGTTGACGAGATCGCTGGAACTGGTGCGCGTACACCTTCAAGGTGACGTCAGGCCCGTGGCCGGCCCATCCGCTGACCGTCATCAGGTCATGGCCCTGCCCGATCCATCGGGAGATGGCCGTGTGCCTGAGGCTGTAGAAGGATGCGCCAGGAGCGCCCGCAGCCTCGCGCAGCGGACGCCACACGCGCCTGCTCCACATCGCGAAGTTGAGGTAACCGCCCCGGGCGCCCGGGGCGACAAGGTCGCTCGCGCTAGGTCTGGTCTTACCTCGCGCTTGAGCGAGGGCGTGGTTGAGCGCGGGTTCGGTATTGAGGCAAGTTCGGGGTTTCCCGTTCTTGACCGGCCCGCGCTCCCCGCCTTGAACCGACGAGTGAACATGGATAACCCCGTCTTGGATGTCGCCCCATTCAAGGGCAACGATCTCCGCGGGACGAAGTCCGGCCAGTCCGGCAAGGGCAACGATGGCGGCGTCGCGCGGAGTCGGTGCGGAATCGATGAGCCGGAAGAGGACGTCCTCGGGCAGCGCGTCCCTCGCCGGCCGATCCTGCCGAACCTGCCCCAAGCGGCGGCATGGGTTGACCGGGATCAGGCCCTCGTCCTCGGCGCGCCCGAGGGCGGCGGACAGGACGCGCATCACATTGTTGGTATTGGTCGGCGGGCTCCCCGCGCGGATGATCTCCGCGCGGTACTCCCTGACGCGGGTGCGGCCCAGCTCGCGAAGCGGGACATGGCCGATGTATGGGTCGACCCACTTGTCAAGCAGGTGGACCCGCGTCCTCAGCGTGGTCTTGGCCCACTCAACACCGCTTGTGCGGATCCAATGCTCGATGAAGTCCGAGAGCAGCATCCGCGAAGGCTCGCTGGGGGCGAAGGCTCCCAGTTCATGGCGGCGGCGCATCGCCGCCTGGTGGGCGAGCGCATCGTCTTCCGAACGGAATGTTCGGGAGCGGTTGCGGTCGCCCTCACGCCACCTGACTTCCCATCTGGGGCCGCGCGCCCCGTCGTGACGATGGATGGACATGGAGGCAACGGTACTCGTCCGAACGTAGATGCGTTCGTTTCTGTTCGGACCTGTGTTTCTGTCACCGCATGAGGAGGGAGACGAATATGCGTATTAGCAGGTTCTTTACGTCAAGCGGGCGACCGGGCTCGAACCGGCGACCCTCAGCTTGGGAAGGTGCGCCGAAGAAGCGCGCACCAGTGTCCTCGGGTCGGATGCTTGTTGCTGCGAGCAGGGATTCTCGCCGCCGACCGCAGCACACCCTGTTCCGCCTGTTCCGCTCTGTCGGTGTAGCGACGTTCGGAGTTTGTTCGGCGTTCGCCCTCCTTGGCTCAGGGTCATACGCTTACGCAGCCCCATGCGGTAAGCACACCGCAAGCACCAAGGTCACCAAGAAGGAGTGCCTCAAGGCATACAAGGCGCAGCGCAAGCGCAACGCTGTTCGCTGGCCTAAGTACCCGGTGACCACGCGCGACCTCCGCGCCCGGGATGTAGCCATCCAGAGGTGGGTGAGGCTTGGGCGATGCGAGGCCGGACCCGGTTCGGGGTACGGCGGGGTGCGCTGGAACACCCCAAGTTCATTCCGCTGGCAGGGCGGCCTCGGTATGTACGACCGCAGCCACGCATCGACCGGCCACCCCTACGGCTACGACGCCGGTCGGTGGAACTGGCAGACGCAGGTGTTGGTCGGGCACCGCTTGATGGAGAAGTACGGGATCCGTGCCTGGTCCGCGTGGAGGTGCTGGTGAATGCCTCCGCACCCCTCGCAGCCGGATCTCTTTTCTCAGGAGTCGGTGGCATGGACATCGGACTCCAGTGGGCCGGTTTCCGGCATCAGTTCTTCGCTGAGATCGATCCCTACTGCCGAGCAGTCCTTGAGGCCCGCTTCCCCGGTGTCCCCGTCTACGAAGACGTCAAGCTCGTTGACGAAGGCGCAGGGTACGTCGACCTCCTCTGCGGAGGCTTCCCCTGCCAAGACCTCAGCGTCGCCGGCAAGCGCGCCGGACTCGCAGGCGAGCGCAGCGGACTCTTCTTCGAGTTCATGCGAATCGTTGACGCTCTTCGCCCCCGAGCCGTCCTCATTGAGAACGTCCAAGGGCTCTACAGCTCTGGAAGCACTAAAGGCGCAGACTTCGGGGTCGTCCTCGACACGCTGGCCGAACTCGGGTATCTGGCGACATGGCGAACTCTTGACGCGCAGCACTTCGGGTTGCCACAGCGAAGGTGCCGCGTGTTCGTGTGCGCCATCGCTGACGGAGATCCTGGAGCCGAACGCATCGGAGAAGTACTCGCTGTCGCAGAAGGCAGCGGCGGGGATTCTCCGACGAGCGACCCGTCGTGGCCGCTCGCTTCCGCCGCAGCTGGACGAGGCGCTGCGGGCGGTGGCGGGCGAATCGTGGGATCCCTCTCCGCCGCCGCCTACGTCAAGTACACCGACCAGGAGTTCGTCCGACAGGGGCAACTTGTGACCGGGCACGACATTCCGGTCGGCGTCAACCCGTCGAACACAGACATCGCAGGCACCCTGCCGAGCAACCAGCAGGGCGGTCAGCGGACGACCGACATCGCGGGTGCCTACGTCTACCGCAAGTCCCGCCGCGCCAAGAGCGCCGACGACTTCGAGACATGGGCCACTGACGGCGTGGCGAACACGCTGAACCAGTTCGACGCAAGCTCCACGCGGACGACGCATGTCGTGACTGCGTACAACGTCCGCCCCGAATACGGAAACGGCGCGGACCTTCGCGTCGACGAGGCGGACGTCCACCCGACGCTGGCGCAGCAGACGCACCTCCCGGGCTATGACCGTGGGATCCGTGTGCAGGAGCAGGCGACAGTGCGGCGCCTTACGCCCATGGAGTGCGAGCGACTCATGGGTTGGCCCGATGGCTGGACCGACATCCCGTGGAACAAGAAGGATCACGCCCCCGACTCCCGGCGCTACGCGGCATGTGGCAACGGGGTCGTGGCGCCGGTCGCCTACTGGATTGCCTCCAGGTTTAGGGAGGTTCTCCGTGACTCGTGAACGGCCAGAGGAGCGCGAGTGCCCCATCTGCGGCACTCGCTTCCGCCCACCGCGTCCCAACTACATGACATGCGGCTCACCGCGCTGTCAGCGCATGTACCGCGCGCAGCGCGAGAGCGAGCGCAAGAAGGGGCAGTTGGAACGTGCCAAGCAGCGCAAGGCAGCAAGCGCCAACGAGATCAGGGCCATCGCCAAGATGCTGGAGATGCCCGTCGCTGACGAGGCCGCGCAGCGGAGGATCGTCCAAGAGATCCATGCCGAGGTCGCGATGGGACGTCCCGAGACGGATGCGATCACTTCTGTGGCGATCCGTCTGCGCGAGACGCCGGCGTCGGTGATCTCTGTCTGGAGGGCGCGCAAATGAGCGACCTCAGCAAGGACGTCGCGCTGTGCTTGGCACCGGTCCAGGCGCTCGCGAACCGTCTGTCGGCGGCAGAGAAGTTCGCCATCGACAAGGCGTGCGAAGACGTCGTCCGCATCTGCGATGAGCACGACGCCGAGGGCGAAGCCCTCTGCGAGATCATCCGCGAACTGGAGGAGAAGCTCGAAGGGGGCGACTATGAGTAGCCCCGTCGTTGGCATCGACATCTCCGGTACCCGCATCGCGTGGGCGGTCTTCGACTACGAGGACGAGATCGCCCGCTGCGAGATGACGCGCATCTCGGCGGGCCGCCAAGCGGAGCAGATCCGCGAGGCCCTGCGCGACGCGAAGCGCGTGGCGAAGGAGCCAGCGTGGGTCGGGATCGAGCAGCCGCACTTCGGCTTCCCCCGTGCTGCGTACATGCACGGGATGGCCGTCGCCAGATGCGAAGACGCGTGCCGCTCGCTGTGGAGGGACGCGCCCATCAGGTTCTTCCAGCCGACCGAGTGGCGGAAGGTCGCTGGCGTCGGCGGGCGGGCCAGCAAGGAGCGCGTGAAGGAGTTCGTGAGTGATGAGTTCGGGTTCGTGCCCGGCTCGCAAGACGAGGCAGACGCCGCATGCATCGCGATTGCGATGTGGATCGAAGCATTCGGGGAGTGACAGATGGACATCAACAAAGAGATGAACCGCACGCTGGAGTTGAAGGAGAAGTGCCGGAGGGAGCAGAGTCGCGCGGCCCGGTGGAAGATCGCAGCTCATGTGCAGAGGATCCGCCGCAAGCACGCGGAGGGCAGGATCCGCGAACTGGAGACTGAGGTCGCCTACTGGCGCAGCCGGTGGGAGAACGCCGCATGAATGACATCGGTGATTCGGCGGTCCGATACGCGCGGCACGGTTGGTACGTCATTCCGCTGCACGGGGTAAACGATGACGGAACCTGCACCTGCTGGGCCGGGATGGAGTGCGACTCGGCAGGCAAGCACCCGCTGTGGCGCGACTGGCCCGAGAGGGCAAGCAACGATCCCGAGATCGTGGCGGCATGGTGGAGCGAATTCCAGCAGCCACGGAACGTCGGGATCGTCTGCGGGCGCAGCAACTTGGTGGTCATCGACATCGATGACGAGCAGGGCGCCGACTGGCTGAACGGTCTGAACGGCACCGTGCCCGGCTGCCCGCAGGTGCGGACCCGGCGTGGCATCCACCTCTACCTCGAGGGCCAGGTGCAGGCGGCGAAGCTCGCCGGGCTGGATGTGAAGGCAGGCAACGGGTTCGTCGTGGCGCCGCCGTCGCTGCGCGCAGACGGGGGGAGGTACGAATGGGTGTAACCGTCAACGTCCCGGCCACCCCGTGGCAGGAGGGCGCACCCCGCATCCCCGAGGAACTCGCCCGTGCGATCTGGAACGCCGCCGGCCAGCGCCGCGTGGCCGACCGGCGCGATGCGGGCTCCCCCATCCCCGAGGGCCAGCGGGACAACGCCCTCGCCTCGCTCGCCGGGAGCATGCGGCGGCGTGGCATGGGCTTCGCCGCCATCTCGGCGGCCCTGCATCAGGTGAACGAGGAGCAGTGCATCCCGCCGCTGGATGACGGCGACGTCCGGCGCATCGCGCAGAGCGTCTGCCGGTATGAGGCTGATGACCCGGTGGTCAAGCAGTTCGAGAAGGGCGAGCGCGATCCGGTGTACGACGAGGAGGGGCACCTCGAGCATCGCCTCCAGGTCGCCACCCTCAAGGAGCTATACGCAACCGAACACCCGGGGTACGAGTCCCTGCTCGGCCCCTACATCATCCGCGGGCTTCGCACCCTGATCGGGGCGGGGACCGGCGAGGGGAAGTCAACCCTCACCATGTGGATGCTCCGCGCCGTGCTGCACGGCGAGGAGTTCCTGGACGAGGCGGGCATCGGGCCGGATGAGGAGGGGCGCCGGCCCAAGGTGCTGATCATCGATGCGGAGCAGTCGCTCCCCGATATCCAGCGGCTGGCTGAGGAGACTGGCCTCACCGATTCAGAGGACATCGTCTATTGCTCGGTGCCCGACGGGCTTGACCTGATGGAGGGGAGCCACGACGCCGCTGAGGTGGAGGAGATCATCGAGGAGATCCGCCCCGACATCGTGGTGGTTGACCCCCTGTACAAGGCTGCGCGGATCGACAGCAACGACGAGCGGCAGGCCGTGGATCTCATGCGCCTGTTCGACCGCTGGCGTGCGACCTACGGATTCGCATTCGTCATGCCCGTCCACACCAGGAAGGGGATGAAGACGCCGCAGGGCTCCGCGGGGTTCAGCATGGATGACATCTTCGGGTCGGGAGCCTTCAGCCGTGGCGCGGAGGTGATCCTTGGCCTGAGGCGCCCGGGGCCGGGCTACTCCCGGCTCCACATCTTCAAGCACCGGCCCGGGATGATCGACGCCGGCATCGTGATCGACATGCGCTTCGACCGGCAGACCGGGTTCACGCGCATGGAGCGCGACGACGGGAAGTCGATGACCGAGATGGTGGTGTCGCTTCTGGCGCTCAACCCGCAGGGCATGACGCTGGATGAGATCGCGCAGAACATGGGGCGCACCAAGGACTCCATCCGCCACGCGCTGAGAGGCGCGGAGGATGGGCAGATCAAGAGCGACAAGATCCCGGGGACGAGGGGCAAGCTCCTCTATAAGGCTGTGGTAACCGACGAGGGCGACCTCGCCAGGTGGGAGAAGATGCTCGCCATGGAGGAGGAGATCGATGAGTAGCAGCAATCTGGAAAGGGCGAGAAAGTACCGGCTTGAGGCAGAGATTCTTGAGAAGCGGGCGCAGATCATCGAGCTGGGCGAGGAAATCGCCGTTCTTGATATGCGGCTAAACGCCGCGGAACCCGGCGCAATGACACTCGCGGAAATGGTGAAGTCGGTTCTCCAAGTGACCAACCACGGAATGACTGCCGGCCAAATAGCCACGGCGATATGCCGAAGCGAGGTTGCCGTCCGCCATGCCCTGGGGAAGTGCGGGTCGGAGGTCACCAAGACAACGGTCCCCGGCTCGGGGGGGAGAAAGGTCTATTACCACTACGCCCCCGAAGCCTCCGGCCCTGCGGAGAATTGGAGGTCATTGGGATGACTGACGACCTCCCCGAGAAGTTCCACCCCCGCTCCCTCCCGCCGGATCTCCTGCGCGAGCAGGCGAAGAAAGACGAGGCGTATCGCCTGCGGATGGCAGGCAGCACCTACGGCGAGATCGCCACAGTCCTCAAGCTCGAGGGTGGGTGGAAGGCTGCCTACCGGATCGTGGCCGAGGAGTATGGGGAACTGGTCGCCAAATTGAAGGTGACCGACGTCCGCGTGCAGGAGGCCGGGCGACTGATGGAACTGAGAGCCGGGATAGAGGCGCTCGTCCGTCAGGGCGAGCAATGGGCCATCGACGCTGACCTCAAGATGACCAAGCAGATATCGGAACTGCTGGGCCTGCCGGCGGCGAGCGAGGCGGGCATGGGTGGCGGCGGTGGCGGGAGCGGGCCGAACGTGCAGATCAACATCGCGCCCCCGTGGGAGCGGGGTGGTGTCGACGTAAGCACGGACGGCCCCGCCCCCGATGTCATAGAGGGCGAGGCCGTCGAAGAGAACTGATCGGGGCTACTTGCGCCGGCGCGAGATCATCTTCCTGATGGTGATGCCCCTGACCCCGACCGCCTCACCAAGCTCGTTGCTCGTCCATCCGTTGTCCATCGCTTCCTGGATGGCGGCGTTGCGCGTAATCAGCGCCGCCTCGTAACGCTGGCGCGCCTTCTCAGTCTCGCGCCATCTGCGGCGGTGGGCGGCGAGGGTGGCCGCATCACGGCGCGGGGTGGTGTCGTTGCTGGCGTGGTTGTCCATCGCGGGAACGGTACTCATGCGCGCTGCTCCTCCCTGATTGCCTTGGTGACCTGACCCCACGGCTCGCCGGTCACCATGTGCGACACGGTCTTCCGGTGCCAGCGCGCGGCGCGGGGTGGCACGAATCCCTCGTCGTCCAGGCACGCGGCGATGTCGGCGTATGACAGGCCCTTGCCGCGCAACTCGCGCGCACGGGCCACGGCGGCGGGGTCAACCTGCGGCGGCATCCCGACGCGCTCGCCGCGCCGGATCTTGGCCCGCAGGGCGGCGCGCGTGCGGGCACGCGTCAACTCGCGCTCGTACTCGGACACGCTCGCCATCATCCCGTGGACGAGCTTCCCCTCCGGGGTGGCGGCGTCGATGCCGCCCATGTCAGGGGCCTCGATTCGCCAGCCCTCATCCGCCGCGGCGCGCAGGGTGGTGAGCCGATCGACCGCGTCGCGCCCGAGCCGGTCCATCTTGGCGACCAGGAGGATGGCGCCAAGTGCCTTTGCCATCTCCACCGCCTGCGCCCCGGCGGGGCGGTCGCGGAGGGGCACGGAGCCGGACACTCCGGCGTCAGTGAAGACCGCCACGGGGTGCCAGCCCCGGGCGGCGGCGTGGCCGTCGCAGGCGTGGTACTGCGCCTCGAGCCCCAAGCCGCTCGCGGCCTGGTCGTCGGTACTCACGCGGCGGTAGATGACCGCCGGGGTGGTGTCGGTAGGGGTCACGCTACCTCCCTCTCTTGACCCGCCGCGTCGGCGGGGTGGTGTCTTGGATGTCCTGGTACTGGGGCGGCCACGGGCGAAGCTCGTCCAGTGGCACCCGCTTGATCGTGCTGCCCATCTTCACGCGGGCGTACTTGTGTCCGGTGGCGGCGAGGTGGCCGAATCTCCATCCGCCATCCCTCGTCCACCACCGGACCGTGTCGCCGGGGTTCATCGCTCCACCCCCGACAACTCGAGGTTGGGGTGGATGGTGACCCGGTCGGCGCACATCATCGCGAGGGCGATGGCGCGGGCGAACGCGTCGCGCCCGTGCCGCTCATCGGGGTAGATCGTCGTGGGCATGTCGAAGGGGCTATCGGACCAGTCGATCTCGCACCAGGTGCCGGACGGGCCGCCATCGATCTCCCACACGACGGCGCCGGAGCAGCGCGTGGCGCCGATGCGGACCACCTGCGGGGTGGTGTGGTGGGTAGTCATGCCGCCACCTCCGCGCGGCGCACGCGCTCCCGGTACTCCTGCGGGGTGACGTCCACTGAACAGGTGATGACGGCGCCGGGGAACGCGTCGTTCAGCGCGCTGGTCCCCTCGTAACCCTCATCCACGAAGGACGCCTCGCCGGCGGCGTAGGGCTGGCCCGGGATCACCTCGCGGACGATCCACCCGCGGCGAGGGTTGCCGCTGCGCGTGTTCGTCGTCCTGATGTATGTCGCCACCGTGACGGTGTGCGGGGTGGTGTCTTTCATGTCTGCTGCTCCAATCTCGTCCAAGGGATGTACCGGGCATGGTACACCATCGGTGGGGCGCACGCCCTGCGGGGTGGCCCGCGTGGCGGGGTGGTGTCGATTGCGCGGGCCGAATCCGCGCGCACGACGAAGCGCGCCCCGGGGCCGTGGCGGCACCCGGGGCGCGGTCCTGCGGGGTGGTGTCGCCGCTAGAGGAACTCGAGCGGGTCATCATCCGTTACGCCGCTGGCAAGGGCGGCGACGCGCTCCAGGTCGTGGGCGCCCGGTCCGTCGTGGTCGTACCCGCAGAACGGGCACCCCTGCCCCGACAGGGTGGCGCGGTAGTGCCCACCGGGCGGCGGGGTGGTGTCTTCTGCGGCGTCGTGCCGCAGGTAATGGATCTCCACGGGCTCGCCGCAATGGGCGCAGGTGATGTCATCGGCCATGGTTTCTCCTGTTGGTTTCTGGTTGACGGGAATGCCCCGCCCCGGGATCGATCCCGGGAACCTCGCCGCCACTGGCGCGGGGTGGTGTCTCTAGGGGCGCGGAAGGCATCCGCCGGGGGCCGGGGTCACCCCCTCCCGGTGAAGGATCGCCGCGCACCTGGTGGCGGCCTGCTCGAGCGCCGGCGCGCGATCCGGCGGGGTGGTGCCATGCGATGCCATGGCAAGGGCCAAGGATCCGAGAATGGCGGCCCATGCGATCCGGCGGGCGGCGCGGCGGCGGGCAGGGGTCACCATTCGCGCCCCTTCCACGCCGCCACGGGGACGGGGTAGGGCGGCGCATGGCGGCGCCGCCGCGCGCGCCTGTTCGCGGCGATGATGGCCCCCGCCCGGGCGGCACGGGCCAGACTGGCGCGCGCCCCGGGGCGGGAGCTTGGGCGGTAGGCAAGGGCTACGACCATGGCCGCATGCCCCGCCACCCCTTGCGCCAGTCCGGGGCAATCCTCGAACGGGCGGGCGGTCACGGGGTCACCCCCGCCGCCCGGGCGGTCGCCGCGCGCATGCGCGCTTCCCCTTTCCCGGCGTGGGCGCCATGCACCGGGAATCCGATGGCATAGTCGCGACCGCCCCGGGCGCATAGCGGGCGCCCGCCGCCGCAGGTCAGACAGGTAACGCCGGACCCCTCGAGGGTGGCGGGACATTGCACGATTCGGCGCCCATCCTGGTCGCGGATGACGCGCGGGGAATTCCCCGGGGTAACCGTGGCGACGGGGTGCCCGGGGTGCGCCGCCATCATGGCGAAAGCCTCCCCGGGGTCCGATGCCGACAGGTTCACGACTGTCCCGGCGTCCGCCATGGCGGCGAGGGTGGCGAGGTTCTCCGGGGTGGGCGCGTGATGGGTGTACGTCCACGCGGGACGCGTGCCATCCTTGGAAAGGGCCGCCGCCCATTCGAGCGCCGCCGCGCGCACGATCCGCCCCGCGGCGTGGATGATGTCCCCGGCCACGTTCCCGCGCGCCATGGGCGCCCGGGCGGCGCGAATCTTGGCGAGGGATTCCGACCAGGTCAGCCGGACCCCTTCCCACGCGCGGCGCGTGTAGTACCCGGCGGCGGCGTAGCATTCGGCCCCGGGGTCAACCCTCGAGCCATCCGGCCCCCGGTCCCCGCCATATAGCGGGCAGGTAGTGGGGCAGGTCGCGGGGTGGGAATAGGTGGTGAGTGTCGCGCCTGTCTTCCTATTGGCGCTCTTCCCCTGTACGGATCCCCGCCAGGTCGCGACCGCGGCGGCGTCCTCTATCGCGCGGATCGCGGCGGCGGCGCGCGGGGTGGTGTCTTTGTGGCCGCGCGACGACCTGCGGGCATGGGCGCGGGGTGGTGTCTTAGTCTTGGCCGGCATTGCCGGTCCTCCAATCGTCCAAGGGTTGCGGGGTGGTGGTGCGCCCCCGGGGCCGCGTCAACGGCCCCGGGGGATCCTCGAGCCGCTACCAGGTAGCGGCGGGGTGGTGTCTAGGTGAGATAGACGCGCACGCCCGCGGCGTCGGCCTGGTGGGCAAGTTGCGCGGGGTAGTCGGCGGGGACGGCATAGCGGTCCTCCCCATTCGCGAAAGGGGCCAGAACGTCGGCCACCCATTCGCGACCCTTTGCCGTCTTGGTGAAGACGAGAGCGAAATCGCCTTCGTCCTTGGTGATGATGTCGGCGTCTTTCATTGCGGGTTCCTCCAGATCCTCGAGCCGCTACCTGGTAGCAGCGGCGGGGTGGTGTCTTATGCGGGGAAGGGGCGCCAATCCGCGCGCCATACGTCCCCGGCGGCGTCGATGAGGAAGACGGCCCCGTCATCCTCGCGCTGGACAATCGCTAGCCCGTCCTCCGTCTCCCCGACGAGGTACGGCTCCCCGTCGGGGTCGATGGCGGCGAATGCGGATCGCTGGTTGTCATCCATGGTGCTACCTCTTTCTGGTTGGTTGGTAGGGGATGGCCGCGCCGGGGATTCGGACCCCGCCCGCCCCGGCGTCACTGGCCGGGGCGGGGCACCATGCGCGGGCTTAGAGGAAAAGGGACACCAGCGCGTCAGCAACAGCGAGACCCCAGTCGCTAGGTCTGTCGCTCCAATCGTTCTCTTCGGCGCGGAATGCGATCTCTTGCCGCGCGTCGGCCATGGACAGAACGGCCGTCAGGGTGTCGCGGGGGTCATCTCCGGGGCCGTCATACGCGTTAGGCATCCCCATGGTGTTGACGACCCCATAGTGTCGCGCAATGTCTACGGAATCTGTCCGCCACCAATTGACCGAGCGGACCGCGTCCATATCGGCATCGCTTGCCATCTCCCGCGCCAGATCTGCCCCGATAGCGTCGATTAGTTCGTGTTGATCTAGCGTGATGGTTAGGGTTGTCTCATGGTTGGTGGCGCGGAATTCGTCCGCCGCCTCTTGGGTCGTAAAAACCCCGATGGTGTCGGCGTGTTCGTTCACGACTGTCACAAAATGGTGCATGGGTTTGGTTCCTCCCTTATCTGTACCGGCCAGGGTACACCCTAGCACCCTCCCCGGCGTGGTGCCCATGGTACGGACCCCGGCGCATGGTTGGCGGATGGTTGGCGGCCCTTCGGGGGTGGCGACATTGGCGGCGTAAGGGTGGCGGCTTTACTAGTTCTCGCCACCCTCGCCACCCTCGCGACCCTTCGCACTGTTGGCGCCAGATTGGCGGCGATGAACCGGGGCGGGGTGGCGCGGCGGCGCCGCCGCTTATGGCGGGCGGCGCCGCCGCACGACCCCGCCCCGTTCCGGCTTCATCGGGGCCGCCACCCTCCACCGTGGCGCCCCGTCCTGGCCCCTCCCCGTGACCCCTTGGCACTAGACGGGACGGTCTAGGGCCATCACCTATGCGCCCCGCCATGGATCCCCGCGCCGTGCCCTGTCCCCGCCGCCCATGGCCCCGCCGCCCCGCCTGGTGCTGGCGCGTATGAGTCACCCCCGAGCGCCGGCGCGCGCTGCGCGCGAGCCCAGGCGCGCACCCGGGGGGGGAGGAGGGGGCGGCGTCGCGGGAATGCCGGCAGTGGTGATATATGGGTTCCCTTAGGCGTAAAACCGGGGCCTACTTTTCATTCCCCGTAGGCATGCGTATACTCAACGCCGCTGGGACTGGGGCACCTGCGAACTCGAGCGCAAACGGACCCCTAGACGGACCACCTCACGCAGCTAGCAGCGGTGAGGGGAGCGAGTGGGAAGCCGCCATGACGCCCAGCAGCTCGCTCAAACCAGGCGCCGCCCCGACGTCCCTTACTCCGTCGGGGCGGCGCTTCTTATGTCAACGCCCCGCCAACCGGAGCGCGTCCTGCGCCCCGGGAAGCACGATCCCCTTCTCCACCCACTCCTGCCACTTCGGCTTTCCCGCCGTCGTGTCTGTCAGGGGCGGCGGCGCCGCCATCAGCGCGTACTCCAGCGCGTCCAGGCGGTGGTCGTCCTTCTTGACGCGCTCATCCGGCCGATCCCGGTCCACGCGCCCGCCATCGCGGTATCTCGCAGCCGTGATCGAGTCGATCAGCCCCTCGCACCGCCTGCAAATCACCAACCCGGGAGTCTTCCCCTCCGTGCCAATGACCCTCATGTTGAGCATCTGCGCGAGCCTCTGGTCGCGCACTCCCTGCCTCTTCCCCTTGTCGCAGGGCGCGATGTATATGCCCTGCCTCGCGTATTCCTCCATGTAGGAGCCCGAAACCCCGCGCTGGCGCCCCGCCGGGTCACCGATAGCCATGACCTCACTGATCCCGAACCGCTGGCGGATCTGCTTCACCGCCTGGGCATGCTCCGACGGGTCGGCTTCCGCGCGTCCGTAGTCCGCGAAGACCACGACAGGCTCCTCTCCCTCCTCATCGACGGCGAGCCAGACGACTGCCGTCTCCACGGCGCGACCGAAGTCCCACCCCTCGATGATGAGCTTGCCGCGCAGGGCGCCGGCGTCGATGTTGTCGACCACATGGATGTCGGGGTCGAATTCCACGAACACCTGCCCCTCGAACGCACCCCAGTCGCCCCTCACATATGCGGCATGCCGGGCTCCGGTGAAGCGCGATTCAATCTCCCTGACGTACTCCGGCGGCAGGTATGGGTTCTCATCGGTCCTGGCGGCGAACATCTCGAATCCCACGGACCGCTTGCCCCGCGTCCCCGGCGGCACGAAGTTCCGCCGGATGAAGTTCGACGGCCCCGGGTTGCAGGTGATCCAGATGCGAAGCGGACCCGACACCCGGACCTCCACTTCCTTCCCGGCGATCATCTGCGTGGAGATGGTCTTCCCCTCAGGATTCGGCGTCCCGCGCAGACGACCGGCGCCCAGCATCTCGTAGACCTCGTCGCTGACCTCGGAACCCTCATCGATGTAGACCCAATCGGGCTCCACACCGAGGAAGTTCTGCTCGCTCTTGGCGTTTCGGAACATGATCTCGGACCCGTTCCAGAACCGGACATGCGGAGGACTGGATGCCGCCTTACCCCCGGTGATCTTGACCAGTCCCGCTTCCACCAGGCCGGTCATCTCCAGCTCGCGCATGAAGGTTCTCCAAGTGGAGTCCATCAGCGGGCGGTACTCCTTACGTCCGATGATCCCAAGGCTCTTGGGATACTCGATGGCGATGCGGATCGCCTCGCGGCTTCCCGCCTTGGTCTTCCCCGCGCCCACGGCTCCTGCGTAGAGCCGCCACTTGGCCGTGGAGGTATGGAACGCCGTCTGCGCCGGCAGCGGGTCGTAGCCCCTCCAGATATCGACCGATGCGTCCCCCACGATCCCGCCCCCCTATGTGTCGTCGGACTGATTAGTTATAGTTAAGCGCAACCGTCCTCGGAGGGACTCACTTATGCCGTACTGGGTCGATACGCCGCATCACCTTCCTCGCAAGTGCGGGCCGACCGGCCAGTCGACTGAGGAGGCCGGTCCATACCTGGACACGGGCTTCCGCTACTTCGACCCGGACCCGAACGCGGCAGCCACGGGTGAGCTTCATCTGAACACCCTGTACCTCTCCCGCTCATGGCTGGAGTCGGTCCTCAACTCAGAGGACTCCCCCTTCCATGTCCTGACGACCGCCGACTATGCGCGCCTACTGGCCGACATGAAGGCGAAGGATGTGGAGGTCGCGGCGCTCGAGGCGCGCGTCGCAGACCTGGAGGCGGGCGCCCCGGTGACCCTCGATCAGGCATCCCTCCGCCTGCTCATCGGCACCGAGGAAGCGCCCGTCTCCGGTCCCCCGGTCCAGTCGATGGACCCCGATGACCACGACCCGGCCCCGAAGCGGCGGGCGCCCCGAAAGAAGGCGGCCGCGTAGCAATGCCGATGATGCAGAACCCCGACGGGTCCATGACCCGCCTCCCCTACCCCGGTGAGCCGGGTTACGCCGGCGGAATGGACAGCATGGTCCCCGGTCGTCAGATGCCCGGAATGGGCTACGACCAGTACCTGTCTGGGATCCGTCGCAAGATGATGGCTCCCCCGATGCAGATGCGGATGCCCCGCCCGGTCCCGCGCTTCCCCACCCCGGGGCGGATGGACGGGATGCGCCTGGCGAAGGGATCGCGCCGCAAGGGTCCGATGATGGACATGGATCAGGTCGTGCAGATGGAACTTCCGCGCTACGACCGGATGGGGATGTAGCGATGGCTGAACGACGCCGCCGCGAATACATCGACGCGCCCCCCGACTACCGTCGGTCGAACGATCGGTACCCCGGTGAGGATGGGCGCCCCGGCCGCAGGAAGCCCAACCGGAGGCTGAAAACGGGGCCGTCAATAAGGAGGCGCGAGGCCCGCCCGCAGGGCGGCCCAGCCGGTCGCCTCACCTACAAGGAGGCGGATCGGGAAGAAACGGACCGTTTCGGGCAGTGGGCTCCTGGTGAGTTCCAGCGTTCGTATCCCAAGAACGCGAAGAACGCCGAGTGGTACCGGACGCACACCTACGGCCGTAGCGTGGGCAACCACTACGACAGTTGGCGCCGTATCGCAGGGCCGTCGACTCCCAAGGGCTTGCCCAAGCCGAAGAAGGGGCCGGGCAACTGGCACGCCCCTAAGCCGAAGCCCAGCCCGAAGATCCCCGGGTGGATTCGGGAAGCGGCCAAGAAGAAGCGTGGAAACAAGTAGCGGTGGCCGGCCTTCGCAACCCCAAGGGCGGCCTGACTGCTGCCGGACGCGCGCATTACAGGCGCACCGAGGGTGCGAATCTGAAGCCGGGTGTCAAGGGTGCTGCCAACACCCCGGAGAAGATGCGGCGCAAGGGCTCGTTCCTCACCCGCTTCTACACGAACCCGTCCGGCCCGCTCAAGACGAAGACCGGCAAGCCGACGCGTCTTGCTCTTGCGGCCAATGCATGGGGGGAGCCTGTGCCTCAGACGCCTGAGGCCGCAGCTCGTCTCGCGGCCAAGGGCCGCAGGCTGCTCGAGGCATACCGCGCGAAGCAGGGGAAGCGTTGACGATGGACTGCATCATCCTCGGCATCGTGGCAATCGTGGAGCTTGGGGTCATCGCCTACATCCTCCAGATGCACGCGCAGGAGCGTTCCCGCCTTCTGGACCGCATCCAGGCGCCAGATGCGCCTCGCATGGCTGCGCTCAACGACTTCTACCCCGACGGGCGCGAGGCGCCTGCCCCCGAAGACGTCGTCCCCCCGCTGGACATGCCATGGGATGACGATCTCAAGCTCATCTCGAACGAGGAGAACTCCTGATGGCCGTAACGGCTGACAAGGTCACCGTCGCCGCGACGGCCACGGTGATCGCCCCTGTGGACCCGACCCGTCGGCGCATCGTCGTCAAGAACGTCAACGCCACCACGATCTACATCGGTGGATCCGGCGTCGACACGACCGACGGCTACCCGCTGGCCCAGAACGATGTTCTTGTCATCGACCAGCAGCATCGCGAGGACACGGCCCCGCAGCAGGCGTGGTACGGGATCGTCGCGTCTGGCACCCAGCCCGCCAACGTGATCCTGGTGGATAACTGATGGCTGCCGGGTTCAGCGACTACTTCGAGGATGCGGTCCTCGCTTCTCTCTTTGGGGCCGTCGCATACTCAGTCCCGGGCACCTACTACATCGGGCTCTGGACGGCGTCTCTTTCTGACGCGTCCACCGGTTCGACGGCCGGCGAGCCGTCGGGTGGTTCATACGCCCGGGTTTCGGTCACCAATAACTCGAGCAACTGGGACACCGTGTCCGGTGGCGCTACCGCCAACACGAACCTGATCACCTTCCCCATGGCGACCGCAGCCTGGGGGACGATCACCGACGTCGGGATCGTGGATGCGGCAAGCGGCGGCAACATGATCGCCTACGCATCGCTGTCGGCCCCGGTCGCCGTCGCTCAGTACGACACGGTGATCTTCCAGCCCGGCGACCTCGACGTTACGCTGACCTAACATGGCCGATAACGTCACGCTCAACTCAATGTCGGGCGGGTCTGTTGTCGCTACCGACGACACGGGCTCCGAGCATGTCCAGATCGTCAAGTTGGCGTACTCCGCCGACGGCAGCAAGACGCACATCCCGGCTGATGCCAACGGCATCTCGGTCATCGAGCGCGGCGCCACGATTGACTCTGGCTCTGCGTCGGTCACCACTAGCGCGGCGGTCGTCAAGGCTGCCGACGCTACGCGGCGCTCCCTTGTCCTGACGAACCTCGGATCGGACTATGTGTTTATCGGTGACTCCGCTGTTGCGGTGAACACCGGCATCCGACTCGCGCCGTCGCAGGCGCTGACGTTGGACAAGTCCCCCACGGCAGCGGTCTATGCGGTCGCCAACTCTGGCACGCAGACCGTGGCGTGGTTCACCGAGGAGGACTAGATGGCGAACCTGTCAGCGTTCGGCGGGGCGCAGCCCATCACTCCTGGTGGGCTGGTGGAGTTGGGGTACGGGCAGATCACCAGCACCGTAGTTGTTTCATCAACCTCATTCACCACTCCGACGACGATCATTCCTGACGTAACTGTTGTCTGCGACGGCTCCCCAATCATGGTGGAGTTTTACGCACCGCAGACGTCTATTAGCGCAGGGCAGTCGCAACTCGTGTTTGCTTTGTGGGAGGACGGCGCAGAGAAGCACCGATACTGGCAACTCAAAGTCAACCCGGCTGGCAGCACGGGTGTTGACTACGACGGGGTAAAGGCCGAAACTCGCCTTACGCCTTCTGCCGGTACACACACCTACCGCGTGGTCGGAATCTCTGGACCCGCTAACAACTCTGTTCTTGCGGGGTCAGCAACAACGTCAAACTCTCCCGCCTTCCTCCGCATCAGCAAGATCGTCCAGCAGAACGACGGCCTCAAGCCCTTCTGGACCCCGCCCATTGTGACGCAGTTGCCGTCGAACGCGACGGTGGGCGATCAGGTGGTCTATGCCGCTGACGCCGCGAACGGCGTTTACTGGTCGCTGTACTACGACGGGATTGGGACGTACCCGTGGAAGTTTGTGGGGGGTTCGTCGCTCAAGTCGTGGTCAAACACCACCTTCTCAACATCATCTACTTCTTTCGTAGTGGACACCAACTTCACTGGAATCACTATTCCACTTGCGGGCGACTACGAGATCACCGCTCATGCTTTGGGCAATAACGCAACAGCGTTCAACTGGTGGCTTTGGCGTCCTAACGGATGCGGATACGACACGGGTGATTTTCGCGGTATTCGTGCTTCCAGTGGGAACAACGGGAACTATGAATCTGGGTCGCATTACGACAGGTACACGCTGACAACTGGAACGCTCGGAGCCGCTGCCCGTGTCGTAGGAAGCACAATGACAGTTGCTACTCGTTCGATTCATGTTTCACCAGTAAGGGTGGCCGCATGACCTCACTCACAGACACCCAGGTAGTGACCGCGAGCGGCGGGCTGGTGGAGTTGGGGTACTCGGAGAGGACTTCTAGTTACACGCTTCCCAGCGCATCTTCTTCTTACGCCGACCCATTCTGCCCCGAAATAACCGTAGTCAGTGACGGCTCCCCGTTGCTGATTGAGTTTCAGTCCCCCGCGTCGTCCGTCGCATCCGGTGGTTCTATCTACATAAACCTTGTCATTGACGGGTCTATCACCGGGATCATTTATCAGTCTATTGACAGCACTAGCCAACAGAACGTCGGGATAAGAGCATCGCGCCGGGTAAGCCTTTCTGCCGGTTCCCATACCATCGCGGTTTCGGCATGGGGCAGTGGTTTGCCGTCGCCAAGCATCCAAGCAGGGAACGGCGGGATTGGTTCGTTTCATCCTATGTTCCTCCGCGTCAGCAAGATCGTCCAGGCAACCCAGTGGCCCGCCGTCACCACGGGCACCATCATCTGCACTTCCTCCACGCGGCCTGCGAGTCCGTTTGAGGGGCAGACGATTTATGAGACTGACACCAAGAAGCAACTGACATACGACGGGGCTGGCTGGTACCCGCCGTGGAACCAGCCGTGGGGGCTTGTCGCTAAGGCCGAACTGAGCGCAAACACTAGCGGCATCACTACAGGCTCAGACCTCGCTACTGGCGACCTCACGTTTACGGCTGTTGCTGGCAGGGCTTATCGAATCTACTCTCAAGTGCTAATCACTATTGGCGTTGCCGATGCTTACTTTGGACTGCAAATCAAGGAAGGTTCGACAATCCACACGACCGGCATAAGCACGGTGATTCAGAACACCGGATTGGCGACTCTCTACGCATCGCGTGTTATGACATTCTCTGCCGGTTCGCACTCGCTCAAGATGCACGTTTACCGCCAACTTGGTGCTGGTAATGCCGCAACAGCCATTTCCCCATCAAACCGACCGGACTATCTGATGGTTGAGGACATAGGCCCCGCATAAGTGACCCCCACCCTCCTACTCGCGGCCAGCCCTAGCGCATGACCCTCCTCCTCCTACTCACAAGTTCCGGGGTACAGCATTACGCGTCTGCGAACGTCGCGGCGCAGTCCGGCGTCTCAGCGACCCTCTACACCTCGAGCCACCGCGCCCAAGCTGCCGTACCAGGAGCTTCATCTCCTGCATTCAGTCTTGAGTCGCGTGCTTCGGACCAGGCCGCAGCCGCGATCACGGCGATCTCGTCTATTTCGGGAACTCTCACCAACGCGACTGACAAGGCCGCCGAGGTCATCACCGTCGTCTCTGATGTGCAGGCGACGCTGAGAAACCAGACGCAGCGCGCGTCGGCAGCCGTCATTGCCGTTTCGTCACTTGCGGCAGCCACCCCTTACGTCTACCCGGCCGTAATTGCCGCCGCCCTGATACCCGCGATTGCCGAGGTTAGGTTCATCATCCCGCCGCGCTCCCTTAGCGGCGTTGCGTCGCCAAGCGGCGGTCGTTCCAGCTCCGGTTCTGCATCTGGCTCATCCCGCGGCGTTGCGGGTACCGCAACATCTGCATCAGGAAGGTAAGAAATGTCGACCTCTGAAATCCCTCCGCAGAGCGCGCCCCGCGTCGGCTCGCTTTTTCGTGGCAAGGGCGACGCCTCCGGCAACCTGATGAAGATGGTCGCCCAGGGGCGCGAGCTGGCGAAGGTGGAGCGCAACCGCTGGCAGATGAACCGCTACATGTACCGCGGCGAGCAGTGGATGCGGGCTCGTCCGGGGACTGGGTTCTCGTCGGGCCGTCTGGAACTCCTCATGGATACCCCTCGCGCGCGCCGGCGCGACACGTTCAACCGCCTCAGGCAGATGACCGATGGTCGTGTTTCCCTCCTGACCGCGCAGCGCCCCCCGTATGAGGTCATCCCGAACACCCGCGAGCAGAACTCCATCGACGCCGCCCGCCAGGCGAGCAAGCTGATCGCTGCCAAGTGGGACGATTCCGGCTGGGCCGTCGGCTCCGCGATCAGGGACATGGTTCTCAACGGCGAGATCGACGGCGTCTCCTACCTCCATGTCTACTTCGACCCGGATTCCGGCGACGTCACTCACATCCCCTACTCCAAGGAGAGCGGGCAGCCGATCTCGTCGCGCGAGGAGTTCGAGGCGCTCTCCCAGCAAGACCCGATGGGCGAGTCGCTGTGGGAGTACCGGCCGATGAAGCTGGGCGAGATCGTCTGGCGCGTCGTGCGCCCCGGTGCCATCAGCGTCGACCCGTCGGTCACCAAGTGGCAGGACTGCCGCTGGATCATCGAAAGCCGCGTCTTCCCCCGGTCGATCATCGAAGCGCAGGCCGGGAAGAAGCTTGACGACATCTTGGAGGAGTCGTCGCGCATGGGGCAGGCCGGCGCCTCCGGCGGCGCATTCACCCGTGCCGACATCGCTGCTCCGGTCAACCTCGAGGACGACGGCACGAACCAGCAGCGCCTCGTTCCGGGCCGCGATGAGTTCCTCGTCCATGAGGCATACATCAAGCCCGGCGGTGACTGGCCGCGTGGAGCCCACATCAGGTGGCTGGACCGCGCTCCCAACCTCCCCCTGATCTCTGAGCCGTACATGGAGTACGAGCTTCCGTACAAGCCGTTCAACCCGAAGCCGGACGGCGGGCACTGGGTGCGCGCACGCGGAACGGTGGATGAACTTCGTCCGATCCAGCAGCGTT